ATTTAAATATATTTTTTATCCAATTCCAAATATTACTTATCATGGTGTTATAGTAACTGGACCTGCGGTCACAGTTGGTCCTCCTCCATCTTCTGTTATACTAGGAGTTGAACCTAGTGTAAACGTATATTTATTTGTTGTAGTTACTGTTATACTAAAACCTGAAGAGTCCTCGTAAGCTGTAAAAGCTACACCTCCAGGGCTTCCTTGCACGTTTCTAAATCTTACCGTATCTCCCGAAGTTCTTCCATGATTATTTTCTGTTACAGTTATTGTTGTTGATGATGCTGTAGTAGAAAAAGGATTGTTTCCTAATAATGCTGCAACAGCTGATTCTACTCTATCTGTTCTAACATTTCTTAATGCAATACCATCTGCGCCATGTGGTTTGGGCTCTAATTGTGGTTGCTTAGCCTCGTACTCTGAAACATGAACCAATGATCCATTCCATTCTCTAAGCATTTCTTTATATGGAAATTCCATACCAGATCTATCTGATATTGCTTTTGCGTATTTACCTGTTGCGTATTTTGCCATTATACTCCTGGATAATAAGTTTTTGGTGTTATGTGTGTGCTAGAAGCAGAACCGTCCTCTGCTAATGCTCTTGCAAATTCATCTTCATAAGCAAGTTTCATAGGTTGAATTAATTGTGCTTGATACTTTTGTGCTAAATAATATGCAAGTCCTGATACCATACAAGGCACAAATCTAAATGGTACGTCTGTTGCATTTGTATAATCACCAATATCTTGAATTCTTTTAATATAATAAATATGCATATCTTTAGATGCATTTGTAGAATCTGGTGTTGGATATACGTTGATACTTACGTGATCAATAAATCTTTGTACAAAATATTGATTAGGTGTGCCTTTAGAAAGTTTATTTGAAAACCCACCATAAGTTGATCTATCAACTTTAGTCATCGGTGAATCTGATTGTGTAGTTTGAGTTCTATTAGATCTTAAATGGGCTTCAAGAACATCGGACATTCCATATATTCCGTTTGTAGGTGTAGTCGTTGCAGAAGTTCCATCAGCACTTTCTCTAAAAAATTTGTACTCTGCTTGACCCTCAATCATGTCAATATTAGTTTCTGCTATTTCCCAATAGTGAATACCTCTATTACCCCATTCTTGAAATAAGATATTAAGAGATCGTCTAGCTGATTTCATTTGATAACCAGCTACAGAATTTAAACCAATACGTTCGAAAGCTTCTTC